GATAGCAACACCCATCATAGCCGCTGATGCGGGTACCCTCTTAGACTCCCCACCTCTCTGCACGGTCTCACCATTCTTGATGACATCGGTGAGGTGTTCAGCTAGAGCGTCGTGGAGTTCAGCCATCTTGTCTGTCTTTGCTGCTCCTTTGGTTCCATTCATGTCCGCTCCTTCGATTTAGTTCTCTCTCGTTCGTCCTCCTCCATCCAGAGGGGGCGATTCATATTGTGTTTACATCTCTCGCCAACATCGTACCCGCAGGAGTTCCACGCGATCATACTGCCGAAGCGCCTCACTGCTCGGTAATAAAGGAACCTTACCCAGCCCAACCACTTAGGAAAGGAAAGGGCTATGTTGGCTCTCAGCTCCTTATCCGCCGCCATGCGTTCACTAGCGTCGAAAGTACGCGGGCCAAGGGTTCTCGAACAGTACCGGAAGTCGTGAATACGACAAGCCCAACCGATCTCACTATGAAAAAGAGAGTCAGGTGAATAAGAACAACCGTCATCGGTAAAGCGTTCTGGAATTCGAGAAAGAATGTGGCTCGCCGTGAGAGCAATCTGTCTTTGGGCCATGAACTTCGCCCGCTTCTTCGCTTTCTTTTTGGCTTTTCGTTTTGCACGCCAGTTACCCCACCATTTAGTCATTGGGTAGACTCCCTAATATGCCTCCGAACACACCGGCTGCTGCGCCGGGGGGAGTTGCCGTGACGGCAGCTTTCACACCATCGACAACATTGTCGGAGATGCCGTTGTCGCGTGTTGAGTACAGATCGTCACCATCGAGAATGGTAGCTTCGCCTGACCCGAGAACGGTGCTGACGGTCTCTTGAGCGATTACGCCTGACGGGTAGTAGTTCGTGTTGCTGTAGTGGGCGCAGCCAGCCACGATATAGGCGCACCCCAGCGTAAAAAGCAGGGAGAGAATGGCGAGGGCACCTTTGGATTTGCTTGACCAGCTCTCCAACTTGCTGAGGCGAACTTCACACTCCTTGTCACTCTCAAGTAGGATGTCAACCTTGGCTTCGATCCGACCTATCTGTTGGGATTCTTGCGGATTGAGTGCCATGATTATCTCCAACCTTGAACACGAATGTTCCACTTGGACGTGTCGATTGCGGTTTGGACTGCGGTAGTACCGTGAGCGATGGTCCACGAAGCCGCTCCCGTTTCCATACGGAGGTTGGTGGAGGTCCACCAGACCAGAGGGGATTCCCCCATACTGTGAAATTCTACGATGTCGTGGGTGGTGTAACCAGCATCGCCGGAAGTACACCACAACGTAATCTGCCACCGGGAAGGGGCACCACTAAGGTTGTGAGGTACGTCGTAGCCTGAAGACTCAACGGTTGCCGCGGAGTTCCAACCGGAGTCAAACGCTGCGACTTGAAGCTCGTCCATCGCGTACAAGAGCTGGTTGAGAACGAGGTTGATGTCATCGTAGGTGAAGCCACTACCAGCGGTGTAAACGGTTGAGGCATCTGTGATGTCAGTCACTCGCCGAAGGGTGAGGGTCTCTCCATCCTGAGGCTCAGAGCCATCTTCAAAGATGATCTTGGTGCCGGCGGTATTGAACTGCCATTTGTTAGCTCCCGGTCCGCGGATGATAAGAACGTCATCAATGAAGACACGTAGATCATCCTTTCTGGCGTAGGGGAAGGTAATGGTGTAGGTGTAAACGTCGGTGGTCCCGGCGTATGTCTTCGGGGCATAGGTAGCCATTAGGCTTCTCCTTTAAGCAAAGTCGTCAGGGGGTGCATTCAATGAGGCCAACAGGCTATCCACCCGTGACGTTTTTCCATTAGCGGCAAGCCGCCGTTTCGCGCTAGTCCTCTCTCTTCGCGCTGCCCGTATCTGCATCTTGAGATCGGGGTTCTTTCGGAGGAAAGCCTTCCAAGCCCGTGCGCGTCGTTTTGTAATAAGTTCGTGAATGAGGGCCTGCTTCCCTTCAATAGAATCATCAGCGTTCTTGTACTTACTGGAATTCATCAGCTTGTCGAGATCTGACCGTAGATCTCTACCGTTACGGTTGGGGTCACCGCCGGTCAGTTGGATGAACTCATCCTTCTGTTGCGGAGTCAGATCCACACCACCCATACGGTCATAGCCCTTCATGGAAACCTTCAGGCCATGCTGTTGCACAAGCCGTTGGATTTCACTGTTGACAAGATTGTTGGGAGACCTTCGACTGGCGAATGGGCTCATCGTGTCAGGACCTACGCCCGGTGCGTGGGAGATCACCTCACCGAAGATGTTACGGCGGGGCGGGAGGTCTGCACTGAAGCCGGGGAGGCGGGACTTGATCTTGTCCATGATCCCATCGACTTCACGCATGGTGTTGTCAGGTGCAGCAAGGAGGCCGATGCCAGCGTCACCAAGCAGGGGGATGCCTGTCTTGGTAGCGTGTGCTACGCCAGCGGGGATCAGCGTTCCTGCCATCTGTGCTGCCCACGGTCCAAACTTGGAGCGCGGGTCACTGAGCGCAACGATGGCGCTACTGATACCAGACACGTAGGTCTTGGATCGGAAGGACTCGGCGGTTGCTGTGAAGAGCCCGCCGGCCAACTCCATCAGGTCTTTGTCTTCCATACTACCAGCGATCTCTGTGTAAGAGCCGATGATACCGAAGAAGAAGCCCAGAGGGTCAGCACGGTTGTAGGAGTAGTAGTTGGTTACATCGCCGTCATCAACCACGAAGGAAAACGGTTGCCAGCCTGTTGCTAGGAGAGCAGATCTTTCTTCTGGGCTGTTGGGACCAGCCCCGGTGATCTTACCCTTCTGAGCCAAGCCAATAGCTCCTGTCAACACAGCTCCACCCATCGCCATACGGACGTTCATGCCTTCCATTTCCTGAATGAGCTTCGGGTCCAAGTTGCCATTCGCCTTGCCTTCTTTGATGGCTTGCTTGAGTTTCTTGTACTTCGACGTGAGCATGTGCAGCCCAGGAGTCCGCTCAAAGCCGTAGTTCATCAGGTTGGCAGGGGTGCGGATGAACGGTGCAACGAGGCGGGTTGAGGGGTGCTTGAGGGTGTACTGGTGGAAGTCCTTGGTCATGCCACCAGCCGCGAGATCGTCAGTGAAGGTGTAGACCCTTGCAGTGTCAACGGCGTTCTGGTGGAACTGCTCGTAGAGTGACCGAACACCGTCGTCAAGGTTTTCCGCCTGACGGTTAGGAATAGAGTACAGCATCCTTTGGATCTCAGCTTCCAGCGCATCTCCTCTCAGAGTTGTATTTCGATAGAGATGTTCAAACACTTCCCCATGCAGGGAGGAGTTATAGTTGACGTACTTTGCAGCTTCGTCCATCGCGTTCAACAGGGTGAGGGGAATGTTCCAAAGGTTAGCAACGGCGTCTACAGATTTCCCGCCGAAGGTCCCTTCCTTCAACCACTCGACTTCAGAACCACGCCCTTCATTAACCAGCGTTGCGAGGTTCTCACGGGTGGCAGCTTGTCCGGTGTCCTGCGCGAGGTCCATAGCGAGACCACCCGGAGCGATTGTAGACTGTCCTGTGAATATAGTATTGAACACAGGGTGCAGCCCTTTGCCATACTGGCGTTGGAGGTCTCCGAGCATTTTGTTGTAGTTCACATCTCCCGTGTACCGGGCGATCAGGACCTTCATGATGTCGTCACCCTGCTCTGCGAACAAGGTCACCAATCTGACCTGACTATCCATCCACACGGAGGCTTGCCTCTGTGCTGACAGCATCAGGGTAGGATCACCTCTGAGTACGTTTTGATACGCGCCGTGCATGTACAGCTCACCGAGGCGGTACGCTCCGACAAACTGGGTGGAAATGATATTGACCATCTGGGTTGGAGGAGCGGACAGCAGCATAGACATCCACCCTTCAAGGAACATTCGGAACCCGCTGATGGGCTTCGTAGCGAGAGAGTCAATGTAGCCAGCGGCCCTTCCTTGTTTGAGAAGGGGAATCATCTCGGTCAACAAGTCTTCAATAGACGCACCCATCGCTTCTTCACCGGCGGCAATAGCGTCCCGCATGGTATCAACAGCGGTGCCTTGCGCTTTCAGATTATGCGAGGCGTTGTCCATGATGTCGGGGAGGGAGTCCAAGTTGATCCGGTGGTTGACAAGATTACGTGCAGAGGTACGTGTGCCTCTATACAGAACAGCTTGGATTTGTTTAACTCGGTCGTACATACCAATAGTCAGGAGCTTCTGAGAGTCCGTCAGTCCACCCTGTTCCTTCATCATGTCACCAAGAAGGTCAAGAGTCTTGAGCGAACCTTTGAGCACCTTCCGCATAACTCCGGTCTGAACTTCCATCGCCTCTGCGGATTTGACATTATCTGCGTAGCTTTTGATCTCTTTGTCAATGACGACATCTTCGCCCCATTTTCCGTCTGTTACAGCCGCCTCTTGATTCAGCTTGTTGATGTCCCTGGTGGTATCAGCTATAACTTGCTTGAGCGGGCGCGTACCCTTGAGCCCCATCTCCCTGACCACCATCCCTTGAACCGCCTGTGATTGCGCGGTCATGTCAGCATCGCCGCCAAAGGTCCTTGAGTTGATGTTGGAGTGGGCTATCAAGTCTGTCAGCTCCTCTTCAGCAAGCTCTTCTCCGGCGGCTTTGGCATCAGTGAGTCTCTTCAAACCAAGGATGGCTTCGGGATGCCGAGTTCTGACCTTATCCTTACCGCCCTTACGAACCACTTCCGCTGCTTCAGCTTCCGCGGCTCCGCGGGGGGTGGCCTCGAAATCCTCGGCTGATCTAATGGTGGGGCTGCGGCCCGGTTCAGTTACACCGTGGAGCACGCTGTCGTCAAAGATTTCTTTCTTGGTCAAGGCGGCTGCCTCAAGCTCCTGCTTGATAGCTCTGATGTCGTCTTCAAGATTCTTAGGAACGAATTCCAACGTATCGAGGAAACCCTGTCGCTCAGCGTGGGTCATGTTCTTCCACTCAGCAGTCCGTGTCCAAGCGGCGAACTCCTCCCTACTTTCGAGGATGGCTCGGACGCCCTTGAGCTTCCGTTCTACAATGCGTTGTCGGGACAGTGCGAGGATCTTATCGAGCTGAGCCGCTTCGTCAGGGCTATCAGCTCGGTGCTGCTCGCGGGGATGCTCGCCCTTGACGGCAGCATCTTGGTCACGGACAGCATCTTCAAAGTCCATTCCTCTTTGCTGTGCTCCGTCTTGGTGCCTCATCGCTTCTAGGATCTCGTCCTGTGCCCGCGCCAGTTCGTCTATCTCGGCGGGGTCAGCGCCCGCGGCTGTGCGGGATTCAATCTTGTCTTCAAGATCGTTGAAAGCCTTCTGTAGCTGACCTTCGTCAGGGTTCTGACGAGCGAGGTCGATAGCGGGGTCACCCTTGACGGTAGCAACCTCATCAAACTCCTTGAGGGCTACGTCTGCCAAGCTGGTTTCTTGTGTGGCTGCGACTACTCGACTGACTCGGAGACTGGTTTCTTCAGCGACGACCGAGGTAGCGCTTCCCAAGACAGCCGTGTTGTTGGCCTTCTTTAAGCTCTTGAGAGACCGCGCTCCGTACCAGAGGGTGTCAATTACACCGCCCATGACCAGACCTTCAACGGCGTTCTTGAACCGTCCTTCCCAGTCGCTATCTTCCTCATCAGAAGCGAGGTAGGCGGTCAGCGGGTTGCTCATGTCGATCCCGAAGGTTTTCCCATCTTCCAGCATGTCGGACATACGGGCTTCCTGCGGATCAAATACGGAGGCGTCAGCGAGGAGGCCAGCGGTCATGCCTTTGAGACTGGCACGCCAGAAACCGGGCTTACCCGCGCCAACCTTGTTCAGGCCCTCGGCGATCTTGCCCAGCTTGCCCAACTTTCCTACGATGCCCAGCGCCGGGATGAAGCCCGCGGCGAACTGGGTGATACCTCGGACTGCCCCGTGGACTGCGCCTTCACGCACGTCTACAGCGAGGAAGTCGGACTCTGCGATGTTGATGTCATTGTTTCCAAGGGTTGCGATGTCGATACCAGTGTCGAGGATGTTGGCACCAGCGTCACGGAGACCGCCGAGGATGCCCATACCGATGTCTTCAAAGAGACCAGAGTCGGTGTCAATGGTGCGTCCTTGTTCGTCTACTGTGGGCTCAAGGGCGAGGTCAGGATCAGCGTCAGGGTCGCTCTGGGTTTTGGTCTGATCTCCACTAGCTTCAGCCCTTCGTTGACCTTCTTCTTTGGCGCTCTTCATCCGCAGTTCCCACTTCTTTTCCAACGCAGCTTTTCGTGCTGCTGCTTTGGCTTTTGCTTCTTCAGCTACCCGGTTTTGTACCAACAGATCAAAGTCTTCTTCATTTTCGATAGCCATTTAGAAATCTCCTTCACTGCTGTAGAAGTCATAATCATCAACACTTTCATTCGGCCCGTTGTGGTACTCGTCGAATTCTACTTGCGGTGGTGATTGTCCTTTTTGTCGTTTCTCATTCCGAAGCTGTTTGTTCTGTTTCTTGATGAGTTTGGTAGCTTTAGTTGCCGCCTTCAGATAGTCAGCCTTGGCTCTTTCCAAAGCCTTGAGCGCCTCTTCAGCATCGTCGGCCATAACGGCTTGGATCTTCGTTCCAAAGATGGGGTCAGGTATGGTGAAAGCATCCTCACCAAAGGAGGTCTCTGCGTCCCACAGATCTTGAGCCTGAGTCAAGGCTTCCGAAGCCTTTGTAAGCTCTTCGTTCGCGGCGTCAATATGGACCTGCGTTTGCCAGGATTTTGCGGGTGACCGTTTCAGTACCTCAGCATCCGCCAACTTCTGCTTGTTGATTACCAGCAGCTTGTTGTACTCTTGCTCTGCGTAGTCGCTGTAGATCTGGTTATCTTGTACAGGTAGGAGCGCCATCTTCTCTCTAACGGTCAAGTCCCAAGCGTGCAACTCTTCAGGGGTGTCAAAGAACTGGCCTTCTTCTGCAAGATTCTTCCAATCTTCCATCGCGTCTTTACGCTGTGTCGGTCGCTCGGTGTCATTGTCTTCACGCGCTTGTTCTAGCTTCGCGTATAGATCTGGGTCCAGTTCACGTAGTTCGGTACGTTTTTCCTTTGTGTCTACAAGATCGTCAACCGCTTCACTGTTGTTGGTGTGGTCCAGCTCACCGAGAGCTTCTTCAGCTTCTTTGACGATGCCGGTAGAGCTGAAGTAGGAACCCTTACCTGTTTGGGTTTTCTGCCAGAGAGCCCTTCCGAGATCGGCGATGTCTGAACCGAATTTCTCAACGGCATCGTCTTCGTTTTCTTGAGTCAAGAGCCCGTCTTCATTTGCTCGCGCTGCTTTTGAGTAGAATTTTCGAGCGGCGCGGGCGGCTTTGTTTTCAGCGGCGGTGCCAGCGGCGTTGTTAGCGGCTTCACGGGCTGTGTAGAAAGTCTTCTTCAGGGTCGCCCAAGCCTTGCGGTCTTTGGTAGTCTGAATGAGTTCCAGCCCATCAATGGTTTCGATGAGGTCGTCACCAAGAGCCATGTTGTCCTTGTCGAAGAGGAGCTGAGTGGCGGCTCCGAGGACTGCGTTACCCATCTCTCCTTGCGGGTCGTCGGCTTGGGCAAAACCTTCCTGTACCTCTATCACAGCAAAAGAAACCTTGTCGGCAGTTGCCACTGTCACGCCGGGGGTTGAATCCTCGGTGAAGATCTCGGTGAAGACTTCAGACATTCTACCAACCGCGGAGGTCTGCTGTTGAATCTTTGCCTTTTTGGCATCAGAAGCGAACATACCAAGTTCAAGTTCGTCATACCCAGTTCGACTCTCTTCGGCTGCGCCGAGCTTGTGCATCCCGTCAGAGCCGCCTGCTTCCAACGCTTCCATCTGGGCTGCTCTAGCTGCTGCCAGATCTTCAGAGTTTGTGATGGTGTTGTTGGCGATACCCTCTCGCAAAGCCTGTATGTTTGCGTAGCCTTGAGACTTGCCAGCAAAGAGGCTGACCTGACTGGTGGCACGGGTACCAAGACCATCAATAGGATTCTCGGGGTATTGGGAATTCCAAGAGCTGACGAACTCATCTTCCTCAAAGACCCCTTCTACGAAGCGTTCCTTCAGAGCTACATCAAGATCAAAGAGTCCTTCCTCCTGCCTGACCCGCGCCTCTTCAACGAAGTGGTCACCGACAGCGAGAAGGCTTTGCTGGAGTAGGTCTAAGCCCGCAGCCGTGGGGTCTTCCTGAAAGGCAGCGGGTTTGACATTAGGAACCCGCACTTGGGTCGTTCTGTATTTGCGGGGGATCTCCCGCGGAGCGGTGGGGGTTGCCATACTAGACTCCTTTTAACGGTGACGGAGGGCTTCTTGTTGACCAGCAATTCCAGCACCAGCGAGACCAAGAGCCAGACCTAGTTTGCTGCCTCCTCGGATAGTGGAGTAGGTAGCGGTGCGGTTGACTTGAGTTCTCTGGAAGGCGTCACGTTTACTGCCACTGATAGCCGCAACGCGCAAGTCTCTTGCGTTCTGATCGGCTTGGGTAGCGCGGGTAGCTTGACGCATGTATGCAGCCATCTGGACATCGGATTTATTCTGAGCGTTGCTGAACTGGCCTGCGAGTTCTGCACCCTTGATGACATTCTCTGTATGGGCTTCAGCTTCTTCACGTACAGCGCGAGCAGCTTGGTTGCTGGCAATCTCTTGCTCAGCCGTAGCTGTTGCGTCTGCTGCTTTACGAGCTTCCTTTGCTCGACTGTCTGCTTCTTTCTTCTGGTGGACGGCTTGACCTACGCCTACGAGGCCAACACCTTCAGCAACAAGGCCCGGTAGGGCGGCGACGACGTTAGATACCATCATACCACCAGCGGGCGCTGCGCCACCGATACCGATAGAGGCTCCACCTGCGGTAAAGCCGGCGGCTCCGGGAGCAGCACCAGCTACGCCAAGAGCGGGGGCTCCAGCGGCGAAAGCGCCAGCGCCTCCTACGACACCACCAGCTCCCGCGGCTCCTCCTGCTCCAGCCGCAGCTCCACCACCGATACCAAGTGCGGCACCCACGGTAGTGATAGCGGTACCAACGGCGCTAGCAGCGGCGGTTAAGGTCGTTGCTAGGGTTGTTCCGATTATAGATAAAGTGATGGGGCACATACGGTCTCCTTAGGGTGTTGGGACGGTGCGGCGAACCATTCTGAAAAGCTCATGGTTGCGACCGTGGGGTTCGGGGTCACCGAGGACAAAGCCAACCGCTTCGCACCACTTGAGGGCTATGTGGTTCTCACACGAAACGTGGTTCAATCCTTCGGGGTAGAATCTTTGCAGCCAGTCCAACCACAGGCTGATCTGTTGCATGAAGTCTTTCTTAATTGTGAAGAGGTCTTCAGTAGCAAGGAACCAGAGGATGCACGCGCCCGGTGCCTTTACGGCTTGGGTCACGGACTCAATAGGGGCAGCGCCAAACATAGCGGCAGGTCCGTCTTCAGTCATAGCTACGAATGTCTCGGCCTGCGGGTTTGCCAGCGCTGCAAAACATTGGGCGGCGGCAGATGTCCCGCAGGACACCTGACACTCATGTTCGTCAATGGCACGGAAGCCTCTCAGCTCCAGTTCCACAACGTGTTCTTCAGTGGCGGGTACGACCCACCCTCTCTTAGATTCGGGAGCTACGGACACTGTAATTGGCTTCCCATTCTGCCCCGACGAGTACGAAGGGTAGATGACTGTCTCCGATGATTTGGATTCTTGCATATTTGGACTCCATACCTACGTCAAACGGAAACTCGCTGACGGGCCTCGGGTGGATTACGCTCACGGTTCCAGCGTTTAGGATCTTACCAGGGAAGTTGTAGACGTACTCACCTTCTGCGTCTAAGACTTCTTCCGGGTTGACCTCACTGCTAGAGACCTTCGCATAGAAACCCGCTGAGGTCTTGCAGAGAACCTTGAACCTTGTGATCTGTAGGCGTCCTTGGGTAACGGAAACTTTGTTCTGGCCTGACTCGTCAGGTGCGGTGATAACAGGCTTGGTGAACTCATAGGTATGGGTGTATGTCCTGCCAATGTGTGCGCTGTCTGTTGACCAATCCCCTTCGGCGGTCACAACCACGTCGGTCCCTGCCTCGTAGGCAAGGGGCATGACCTTACCCAGATCATCACCGAAGTCAACGCCGGTGAGGACTACCCTGTGATCTCCGTAGCTAGCGGGATCAATGTAGTAGGGTACCGTCCAGCGCGTGAGGTTGTCCTCTACGGTGTACACGCCAGTCAGCTCCACCAGGGAGTCAAGATGGGTACGGTGGTCAAGGTCACCATCAACCAGGGTTGCCACGTTGATCTTCTCAAGGTGCAAACCATCGGCTCGGTAAACCACGAGGTACAGGATCTCTCCAATCCAGCCTTGTCCAAGAATGGTGTACGAATCATCAAAGACCCATTTGGACCAAGAGTTCTGAACCTTCTCTCCGCGTGCGTTGTAATTGAAGTTGTTGATATAGAGATTGGCGATAGCATCCGAAGAGAGCATGGAGAGGATGTCTTCTTTCGGAGACAGACTCAAAGAGGTGAGGTTCGGGGGAACGTAGGTGGGGACGTGTGCTGTGAGGTTCCACCCATCAGGCGAGTTGTCTTCCACTGTGTAGTCATAGATGGAGCTGGACACACCACGGTCAACGACGAAGTAGATGGATTTCCCAGAGGCCACCGGCTTCACCCCTACCGATGAAGGGTACGCAGAGGCTTCAGTCACTTCCGCGGTCTGTGCGGTCATGGTATCTCCACCTGCCAACACGTTTTGAACGGCCCCGTGACCGGAGAACATATACAGTTTGTGGTCGAAGGGGATAGCGTGATCTAGCAGCGCCACACGATTGTTGGTAGAGGCGGCGTCAATGGGGTCAGAGTCGATGATGGTAGTGACAGTAGTGGGCCAGAAGTTGAAGAACTCCCCAGCCTCAGACAGGACCACGCTCTCTCCGGCCAGAACACCAAGACGATTCTTGTGGAAGAATATGTCAGAGATGGGCTTCCCTACAAAGGTAGGTGCAGGGGCAGAGTCCTCATCACCTTTCTCTCTGTTTGCCCACGCCTGAGGTCCAAAGGTGAATACGTCAGGGGTGCTGTCAGAGTACGCTAGGGTATTGATAAGGACGTGAGGCATGGTGGTACCTGTGAAGGTGTACGGGATACCAGGGGCAACGGTCTCTACCCAAGCGCTCAAGCTGGAGTCAAAGACCACCCAGTAGTTGTTATCTTGGTTGCCGTCAGCTCCGGTGATCTCGGTGATGAAGTTGTCTACGCCTTGTGCGGGGAGGTCAGAGAATCTCTGGGTCTGCAAGCCGATGAAGGCATAGACCTCATCACTGTATTCATAGGAGGGAGTGTGTATTGAAAGAACGCCGTCACCAGATTCGTCCGCTTGGACTACCAACACCACGTTCCGGCTGGTTTCGATACCTTCGTCCCAGAGGGGGTAGTTTCCGCCGACTCCATCGTAGATGTCGGTGATGAGGTTCTCGATCATCTTTCCGGGGTCGGTGTTTTCTGTGCCGGTGTTGAGGGGGTTGGTAGCATTATCACCACTGAGGGCACCGAGATCGTGCCTCCAGTCTCGGGCGGCGGACTCACCAGACTCGATCCAGTGGATCATGAACTGGTTGATACGGGCAGCGGTGGTAGCGGCGGACATCGTAACGGTGGTCTCTTTGTTTACGATGAAGGAATAGTCAGCGACAGAGGTGATAGCAAATGCGGCGGAAGCGTCGGTGCCGGCTATGTTGAGGTAGGTAGTGGCTCCGGTGACAGTGGCTTCCACGCCATCTCGTAGGCGGAAGACTCTGATGTCACCATCTTCAAGTAGGATGACGTGTTGGGTCTCTTCATCTCGGTCCCTGAAGTGGACCTTGTACTTCTCAGCAGGGAGAGTGAAGGCTACATCGTCAAAGGCAGGTCCGTCAAGCGCGGCGATATGCTCTGAAGGGGCACGGCGTTTGGTACCGGAAGCGGCGTCTGACATGAGGTTGATCTGTTCTTCACATCGACCGGGAAGTCGAACGGTGGGCGGCTCTTGACTCACCCCTTGTAGCACGGAATCAATAGTCTTGGAGATGAGTTCGCCGCCAGCGTTGAAAGCTCTACGTCTAGCCATTGTCTCTCCTATCGGTTGTAAACCGCATCTCTAATACCGGGTGCGAAAGTGAGGTTAGTGTCTACGTTCTCCACCTCTTCGTTAATCAGTGCGCCCCATGCTTCTTGAGCATCACGCTCAGTGAACTCAAAGAGAGTAGGGGAACCTACAGAGCGGGTCTGGTAAACGACACCAGCTCTGCGGGCGATGTACATTCGAGCTGTTTCGGGGAGGTCGTCGAAAGGGAGCAAGGAAATGTAGTCCACCATGAGGTCATCGGTGTGGCCTGTGGTGGTGTGGGTGTCGGTGTTGTAGAGGGTAGAACCTCGTACCACAAAGTTATTCACAGAGGTGTCACTGGTGTCCACCTTGACGATGTTTGCTTCAAGCTCGTATTCGCCATCACCATTGACAGGGAGTGCCACGTCATGCTCTTCGTTGAACCACCATCCTCGGGTCTGCACAAGGACATTGAGTTCGTTCAGAGTTTGAACCGCTCGGATTACATCTAGGCGCTGGGATGTTTCAAGGCTGTTGACAGGGCGCTCGCCAATAGAGGCTAGCATCATGTTCACTGCGCTCAGCTCGGAAGTTTGTACGGGGTAGGCCATAGTAGATCCTCACGGAAAAAGGGGAGGCCCCCAACCTACCGACTTCTACGAGCGGTCGGAATAGGGTGGGGGCCAAGGGTGTTAGACGATTGACGTATCTTCAATCGAAACGCACGCTTCGGGACGGATGAAGTCTTGTCCGATAGCGTAGCTACCGATCAGGAGGGTACCCTGTCGGCGCGTGTCCCACTCGATCTCCGTTCGGAGGTCAAGCAGTTTAACTGTAGCGATAGCACTCTTGTGCCACACCAGTCCCACACACTCGCGGAAGTCGTCACGGAGCACAGACGGAACGTCCGTGTTCTCCGTGTCGTTGGCGGTGGGGATGTTGTTGGACTTGAGAACCTGAAGGTCCGCAGCAAAGGGCATCAAGGCATGAGCCTTCGATCCTTCACCAGCGTAGTCACGATGAATGAACTCACCGTCTTCAAGCAAGAGGTACCACGTCAACGGCAGAAGTGCCGCATAACGCTCGCTCGTGGGGATGTTCTTCTCGTCCAGAGTCTCGGCGGCATCATAGATCGCAGCCTTGGCTACGGATGCAGTCGTCGAGAGACCGGCAGACTGGATGGCGGTACCATCGTTGTCACCGGACTGGTCGATCAGGTGTGACGCGGCTGCGCCAGTGAACACACCACGGAACGAATTCTTGTCCCGTGCGTTCGCCAGTGCTTCACCGATCTGGTGAGCGTACTGCGACTTCACTTCGTAGTGATTCATCGCATCATCAAGCACGTCAACGAAGGCATCACTGTACAGCAAGTCTTCAATCACGATGCTTTTTGCATTATGCTCGATCTCCTGGCCCACGATCTCAGCGCCGGGAACATGCGAGGCGGCTACCGTGCTCCAAACCATCGGGAATTGTGCGGACTTTCCGCTAGCGATATTACGAACGACCTGACGGTCATCCGTGAGCTGGGTGAAATCATAGCGAGCGAGCACGAGACCGGAGAATTCCTCCAGAAAAATAGCTCGATCTTCAGCGCGTGTGCCTGTGACGGCATTCTTAGCGCCAATCCTACTCGGGTTTGCTGCTGACATAGAAAGGTACTCCTATTGGGTGTTGGGGTAAAGTGTTTTAGCCAAGGTATTTACCTGTGGCTATTGACTGTTTGAGTTGACGCGCAACCTTCGCACGTACCGCGGGATCTTTCTGATACTCCTCGGTCGATTGAATCTTGGCAAGCTCTTGGCGAGAACCAATGATGGGTTCGCCTTGAGACCGGCCTCCGCTGTGCGCCAAGTTCGGCTCAAAGTCTGAGTCTGAGCCAGTGGCCTGTTGGAAACGGGCGTGTAGACCTTTGATAACGGAGTCACGTTTTACGATGTCTTCGCCGAGAGCGTCAGCGTCATACGCCACGATCTCTTCTTCGGACAGGGTTGACTGAGCCCAGCTAATCATCTGCTGGTAGTCATCCTGTCCACCGACAAGGTTGTACGCTTCTTGCACTGCTACGGTTTGGATGGAGACCATCCCGGCTTCATAAGCCGCGACAAACTGCGCCTTCATCTCATCTGGAACGCCTTCGTGGAAGACCTTAGCGATCACATCAGCACGGGTCTCATCACTGAGAGCACCATCCTGAAGGAACTCATTGGTCCATCCATCAAAGTCAGCGGAGAACTCTTCCTTGGGAGTTTTGTCCTCCTCTTCCTTCTCTTCTTTTTCTTCCTTCTCTTCTGAGTCTTCCGTCTTGTCCTCGTCTGTCACTTCTTCAGTGTCAGCCTTGGGCTCTCCGGGGTCTTCATCAGAGATAGGTGAGTCCTCAGTCTTAGGAGTTTCCTCTTCTTTGACTTCGGTTTCGGGGGTGGGCGTTCCCTCTTCGTTAGAGGCTACTGCCTCCATAGCCGCCGCAGCGGATTCTTCGGTATGTTCAAGTCTGCCCATTTTATCTACTCCTCAAGTTCGACTTCTTTAGGTAGAGCCACAACACCCGTTCCAGGGCGGCGTAGTTTCCTTCCTACGATAACTTCCTGTACCTCGCCAGTGTGGCGGTTGGTCACAGTTCGTCTGTAGGCAAGCAGGTCATAGATGGCACCTGTTTGTGTATTTTTAGTCGTCTTGAGTATCTCGCAAGTCTGTCCGCGAAACACACGAGTACGCTTGGCCTTTGCTTTGGGTGTGTCTTTCACATCCTCAGCCTCTACAGTTTCCTTTACCGACTCAACGGTCGGAGCGTCGGCTAGCGTACTGCCGCTCGTATCGGATTCACTCTGTTTAGATCTGCCCATTCAATGAATCTCCTTCGCCTTTCTTGGCGTTATGGTTGTGGTTCTTGTTCGCCGGCTTGCTCAGCCTGCTGTTGACCAGCCGCTTGACCAGTCATTTCAGCAGCACCCGCCTTTGCTATCTCGGGTCCTGCTACATCAAAGAGTTGCTGTTGCATTGCTTTCTTCTGTGCTGCCTGGATTTCCTCCGTCATCTGCTCTTGGGATTTGACGAGCCCATCAGTGGGTACGCCAAGACCAATAGCAGCACGGTCGAGGATGTCGCGGGCGATGAGGTAGGTTCCAATGTCAGGTACGAGAGGCATCACCTCGTTCGTGATGAACGCGAAGAACTCTCGGTTCCTGTTGAACTCATGGCCCCTGCCGATAGCGGCGAGGCCGGTCACTACGATAGGTCTGACTGCATCCTTAGGCTCCAGGGGTTGCAGTGAACCGTCCTTGATAAGGCGGTCCTCTGTCCTCATAGCCAGCGGGAGCTGAAGCTCTTGTGAGAGCGTGGAGTAGATACCACCCAGCGCGTCCTCAAGTTCCTCGGCCATGCGCCTGATCTCCTCGGCGGTGACCCGTTCGGCCTGCCGTTGGAAGGATGAGTTTAGGAGGAAGGCAGCGGATAGGTCACTCTTGATCTCGCCACTGGTGCGATCAGCCACGGCCATGTCAGCGTGCTTGTTCTGCTGGAGCATGGTCACATCCTCGGCACGACCGAAGATAGCTTCACCGTTCGCAGCTTCCATCAGCTTCTTGGGAGTCACGACTGAGCCGGGTGCGATGAGGGGTGTCAGCTTCGCTGCATTGAGCGAGCCAATCACGATAGCCTTACGCAGTTCTTCAAGAGAGCGGAGGTCTCCGCGGTACTCTTCTACATAGCCTCGGCCATAATCTTCACCGTCAATAGTGACAAAGCGGAGTGCTAGGAAGGGCATCTTCTCCTTCTTGATCTTGTCCTTGCCGGCCATGTCTACCATGTGACCATCAACTTCCTGAGTTACGCGGAAAAAATCACCCCGGAGGAGTAGGCGCGTGTAGACAGATACGGACTTGTTCTTCAGCGCGTCGTTGATGACAAGCTCTCCGTCTTCTTCTTCGTGTCCTGCTTCAATGAGGGTGTCGCGGATGTTATCAGGAAGGGTGGCCTTATCGAGAAGCTCAAGGTAGATGATCTCGACGACTTGCCCCACAAAGTCACGGCGTACTACATAGTTGTTGAGGGGAAATACTCTCATCCCACCAGTGGGCGGGAGGTAGACAAGACAATTACCACAGACAATGAGGTGTCTCAGCACTTGGTCTGCCTTGGTGCGGACGTTGGCGGCTTCGACAGCATCCATGATGGTCTGCTCTCGCATCGCCAGTTGTGTCTCAATCTCGGTGCGCTGTGCTTGCTTGCCCTCTTCCTCCAGTGCTCGCTTGAACTGAGGATGGAGCTGGTAGCGCATGAAGGCTCCAGTTGGCGGAAATAGGGTAAGCCCCAGCTTAGATGACAGGTTCCTCACGCCCTTGGCTCCAATAGATTGCCAAGGCTTTGAAAGATCCTCGGGTCCAGTGGTGACAATGTGAGATGCGTCCTGATCGGATGCCATGATGCTTGGTATGGTAAGCTCTGCGGACTTCTTAGCTTCCGTCAGGTACCACTGTCGATCTGTGGTCAGCCGATCATACGCGTTTTTTACCTCACCTTCAAGTTTGGCTTTGCCTTCTTCCATGTCCTAGCTCCTTGTTACTTGCGGGCTCTGCGATGACTGCCTATACCAAGGCCACCAAGGGCAGTACCAATCGCTCCACCAATCGCGGAGCCGATGTTCAAGCCAGGGGTAACGAGAGAGCTGCGTCCTGCTCTGGCCCGTCGGCGACCCGCGGTGAGGTCTGCTTTCTTTCGACCTTCAGTGTCCAGTAGTAGCTCCGGGGGCGGCGTCGGCGGCGGTGCATCCTTCTTCGGGGGGTCGGGCGGTCCTCCTCCTCCACACATATGTGACTCCTTTTTGTGTCGGGTTTGTAATTCAGTAAAAAAGTCTTTTCTTCTAGGAGGTATCAATCAACGTAACGGCAGGAGATCGCGTTTCAGGCGTCCGTAATCGAGCTGTAAACAGGGGGTATAAAAGTAGGTAGTAGAGGTCCAGTCCCTCCGAGATCGTCCAGTACAGGCCAATTGTAGATGCGGTTTGCTGGCGTTACAGCGCGGCCCTGCTCTAGCGACAGGAGCTTGCATCTCAGCCGAATCGACAAAAATGCCCCGGCCACCACAAGGGGAGGAATGGTGACCGGGGCGGGGAGCAAGGAGGTTCAGGGGAAAACCTCTACTTGCTGGTTCTATTCCCAGATAGCGTCAGCTATCCGGTTCTTTTTGAGGATCATCTTCTCTGCTGGGAGCCACAGCTCACTGTCCTTTGGAAGCTGACCCTTCCAGTAAGCCTCGGACCTCGCGGTGTGCTCTGCCATACATTTAGCCCAGCGGTCCCAGCATATCCTGACCGCTTTGATTTGAGCCTCGGCTGTGTTGAGGTTCTCGTCTGTGTTGTACCCACCCATGACTTGATGAGCCATGAACAGACAGTTGCGAGAGACAAGGCGGTAGTCTCCACCCACCAGCAGCAAGCCGGCGGCAGAGCACACCTCCCCAATCCCGATGGTCGTGATCTCATTCTGGCACGCCTGCATGGTGTCGTAGATGGCAAACATATCTGACACAGAGCCACCTTGGCTGTTGATGAGGACGGTGATCGGGCCGTCTGTACGGGACAGATAGTTCAGGCCCATCACTATGCTCTCAGACATGCTCTCATCTATTCCATCGAAGATGTAGAGCGTGCGCCCATCCAGATCGAGGCCGCGGTCGTACATGAGACTCAGCTTGATGAGGGACATCTCTTCGGGGGTCATCCCGTTTCCATTAGTCGTCACGAGGGTCATCTCCTGTCGCCATGCGTGAGTACCATGCCGCCTTCTTCAGGTCCTCCGTAGCATCGCTCTTGTAGTTTGCACGCCAGAGATACTTCAGCGCGTTACCGTGGCAGTAGCCAATGAACCCTTCCTCGCCTACAGCCAGCTCGATAGCGTCGATACATTCGATGCCGTGCTTGTTGTAGTGAGCCGGCGAGTTCACCGTGTCGTCAGCCACACCCATTGTGACTCGGGCACCCTGAAGGGGACCTCGCCCGTAGACTTCAGGGCCTTCCTCCGCTACGATCTCCT